AAAACGAGCCAGGTTTTCCCCAGTTAGTAGAGAAATTATTTCTAATGCGGAGAAAAAGCAGGTTCAAGAGTTTAGAACTTCAACTCTTCCTTTTGAAGAAGTTATTAAACAAGCAAAGGTTGTTCTTGAATTAGATAACCCTGCTGAGATGAATTACAAACTAAATACGCTTGCGCTCCAGTCTGGTTACAGAGATCAGGTCGCTTTAGAAAAATTGATTGTTGACCAGATTCAGTATGAAAGTAAGGCGAGGTTAATGGGTGTAGAGGACTTAATGCAGATAGACGGAAGAAGAGATTATTTGATTCCTGATGTACTTCCTACGCCTTCAGTTGTTCTGATATATGGGGCTGGTGGAGATGGAAAATCTATGAGCGCATGGGCTTTAGCAAAACATATTGCTACTGGTTCACCTTTTGTTGTCAGAGGAAAAGCCGTTCCAGTTAAAAAAGGGCCTGTTCTTCTGCTCAATGGAGATCAACCTTTAGTGCAGTTGAAAGAACAGTTAGAGGAAGTTGATTTCCCTGTAAATTCCAATACTCATATACAAACTGATTGGTCGCTCCAGCGTTATGCACAGTTTGTTTCATTGATGAAAAAGATTAAACCTAGTTTGGTTGTTATTGATTCTTTGATTGGGTGCAGCGGAGGAAGAGCATTTGATGAAAATAAATCTGACTTTGCTACACCTCTCTATTGGTTGACCAGAAATAACGGTGTTCTCTTTCCGGCTTCAACAATTTTGCTTATTCATCACGCAAATAAAACAGGAGGATTCAGAGGAACTTCTGCGATACGAGATGCAGTTGATGAAACTTGGGCTTTAAAGAAACCGAGTAAAGAACTTCTCGAAAAGGTTGGAAGCGGTTCCCGCTTAATCACTGTTGAAAAATCAAGGAGTGGTAGATCAGGTACTTCTCTAATTATGAGGATGGAGACTGATTTAAGTTTCACGATCAGCGACTTCACTCCTGAAGTAAATCCAAATGATGCCGCACCAGCAGGAATTATTGATCGTGTTCTTCAGAGACTTAGGGTTGTGCATCCTGAGTCCAGAAGTAGAGCCGATTTAAATGCCGATCCTTTAGTAGGAGGAAAAGTTGCTGCTATTAGAAAATCGCTCCAGCGTTTAGAAAAAAGAGGGTTAGTAGAAGTAATAAATAATGATGGAACGAATGAGTATAAAGCGATCCTTGCGGGCGGGGGGTTTGCATATGCTGTCCCACCTAAGCTAGATAGTAGTGATACCAAGGGAAGTACCCCTGGGACAGAGGGTGGGACAACCCCCATTTCTAACGAAGCTGTCCCACCCCTGGGACAACCTGACCTGTCCCACCCCCCTTGTCCCACCCCAGAAGTCAAGCAGCAGAAGGGAAGTGCTCCAAGTGGGACACCTGTTATATATCCCCCCGCACGAAGCTTTGAAGAGGCTTGGAAAAAATGGGATTAAAGAATAGACGAATACAATTAGCCGTTTACGAGGCTTACTACGAAGAGGGGCCAACCGCTTCGGTTCGTTTTACTGAATACGATAAGAAAGGTTCAGTTGCGTTTGTTAATCAAATTGATTACTGGGATGAAGTACACATGGATGAACAAGTTTTTATGGCTTTAGAGGCGGGATTGGATGTTTCCATTTATACGAGATGCGAAGTAGAAAGCTTTCCGAGGATCTCTAACTTGACGAAAGAGATGTAAAGTACTACACTAATAGAGTAAACCTTGGTCAAGACCCATGACCCAATTAACAAAGGAATGTACCCACCTCGTACACCCTGAAAACTCTCCGAACGGAGTAGAAAGATTTAGCTACATCTATGGCGAAGAGTACGTTTATGTACGAGCTATGGTTGAGGATGCTGTTCTAGTCCGTCACGCTACATGGCTAGAACCTGAAGAGTATGGTCCTGCTATATGTGAAACAGAGATATTTTGGGGCGACCCAATTACTCCTGAAAATGCTCCTAAACAGTCCGAGATAGAGGAAATGCTATCTATGGGACATCTATGTAAATGGGAGGTAGTAGAGGAGGAAGATTACGAACCAACAGAAGAAGATTGGTTGTCCGGTTTCGGTATACAGGAGTAACTAATGGCTGTAATGAATGACGAAAAATGGGCTGAGTACCTTCTTCTATCAAGGACTTGGCGGTCTTTATCAGACATGCAAAATCGCTACTTAAGTGAAAGTAGAGAACATCAATCTGCTGGTAATCATAAGGAGTCAAATAACTCTTTTCAGCAGTACATAGGTTACGGAAAAGCCTGTAATGATCTTTTTAAGATTATGCAGGATTTAGATGCCCCCAAACAAATGGAGATGGATCTTTGAAAAACGATTATTACCTCCGTAAAGGAGCTTTAGATGATGCCTTTATGAATCATCAAATAACTGATGAATATTATTTAAGGGAGTTGGCTCAATTAGAGGCACACTCAAATAAATATGACTCAGTTAGACACATAAATAATATGCGCCGTAAAAGACTACTAAAGGACCAAGAAAAATGAGTAACTACACAGTGTACTACGGTATTGAGCATCTTAGTCATGTTCATACATCCACCAGTATTGCCTTCGATACTGAAACGCTCCAGCTACAACCTGAAAAGGGAAAGCTTCGTCTGCTTCAGCTTGGTTGCTACGCCTCTAAAGCAATTGTTGTAATAGATTGCTTTGAATTAGATGACGAAGACTGGCACAAATTAGACCTCTTTTTTAATAACGGAGAGCGTTTTTGGCTTGCTCATAACGCTGTCTTCGATCTTGGTTGGTTACAAGAGCATGGAATATATCCGAGAGGTCGAGTTAGGTGCAGCATGATTGCCAGCCGTCTACTAACCAACGGCATTCCTCAAATGAAGCATGGTTTAGATGCTGTTGCTAAAAGACAGATCGGTGTTGAAGTATCTAAAGAACAGCAAAAATCAGATTGGGGAGCTGAAGTATTAAGTAAAGAGCAGCTTGAATACGCAGCTAAAGATGTGGAGATTCTTCTTCAATTGGATCAAACAATTGACCATAAATTGCGTTCGGCCAACTTACACGATGCTTTTGCCTTGGAATGTCGAGCGTTACCTGCTATGGCTCAGATGTGGAGAACAGGTCTTCCCTGGAATAAAGAAGCTTTAGAACAAGTCCGTATCGACTATGAACACGACACTAAAGAAATGGGTAAAGACTTTATTCGGGAACTAAATAATGCTCTTCCTGAAGGAGAAAAATTACCTAGAGAAGGCACTAATGAAATTAAAGAGCGTATACACAGTGTAAAAAGCAATATTGTTCAGATGGGTCACGATATAGAGGATTATCAGAGATGGGAAAAGCAGATAAGAAGATTAGAGGAAGAACTAGACGCTGCTCCTTTTAATTTACGTGCCAAGGATGAAGGGTCTATTCGATTAGGTACTAAAAAATACGCTGGTTTCAACCTTAATAGCCCCAAACAACTGATTGAAAAATTTACCTTGGTTCTAGGTTTTACGCCGCTTAGTGATGAAGGTAAGCCGAGTGCATCTAGACAAGCATTAAGAAAATACGCTGCGGATCACGAATTAGTTCAAACGTATCTCGAATGGAAACGTAAGGAGAAGAGAAGACAAATGATTACTTCTATACAGGAAAAAACGGATGAAAGCGGTTTTGTTCGTGCCTCATATATGCAATTAGGTGCGGATACAGGTCGAATGAGTTCTATCAAACCTAATAATCAACAGATTCCTAGAGATGATGAATTTAGACAATGTGTAGAGGCTCCTGAAGGATGGAAGATCGTAGACGCTGATTTCAGTCAAATGGAATTACGGTTAGCGGCTGCTTTATCCAATGATAAAAATATGATCGCAGCGTTCCAGAGAGGGGAGGATCTTCACGATTACACAGCCTCTCAAATGGGATGTGAAAGGCAGATTGCTAAGTCTGCGAATTTTGGTTTGTTGTATGGAGCAGGAGCAGAAGGACTGCGAAATTATGCTGGAGCGAGTGGTGTTTTGATGACAAGAGAGGAGGCAGAAACAGTCCGTAATAATTGGCTTAATACCTACAGTGGAATTAAGGAGTGGCAAGGGTTTAACCAATTAACTGCCACGAAAACAGAGCATGATGAGTGGCCCGAAACTCGTATTCCTGTATCGGGAATGAGGAGATTTTTGAAAGGGGATTTAAATAGAGTTACGGTTAGATGTAACACTCCTATTCAAGGGGCCGGAGCCGCTATTTTGAAGTGTGCTTTGGGTAGTCTTTGGCCGAAAGTCAAAGAAGCCGGAGAGGATACAGTCAAGATTGCAGCCGCAGTTCATGACGAATTAATCCTCTTAGCCAAAGAAGAGGTGGCCGACGAATGGTCGGTAGTTCTAAAACAAGTGATGGAGAAAGCGGAAGCAAAGTGGTTAGGTGAAATTCCTGCTCTTGCGGAAGTCTCTGTCGGTAAAACATGGAGGGAAGTCCATTGATTTTAAAAACAGAAGACGGGTATTCCTTGCGTGACCTTGAGGGTGGACTAAGCTATTACAGTGACTTTCACGCAGTAATGGCAGCCGCTTATGCAGGACAACGCAAGGAGAATCATCCTAAGGAGACTAAAAGATGAAATAGATCTTTCCCGAACAGCCGACTTGCAGAGAGCTGTTGAATTCCTTAAGGCAGCTAGAGAAGTTCGTCGAGGAAAAATTGAACAGCGTTCCAAATCAAGGGAGTCTTATTCAACTTCCCGAATAAGAAAAGCCGATCAACCAATGTCGTGGTAGAGTAGTACAACGACACTGTTTAAATGGCTTTAAAACACGGGAACAAAACTTACCTTCAAATATTGCTTGACCCACATAGGGCTGAGTTAGTACAAAAGAAGGCTAAAGAAGACGGAATAAGAGCTACAGCTTGGATTCGTAACGCTGTTTATAACGAACTCCAAAGACAGCTTCCTAGCTCCATTTATAAAGAGGCCGTAGCAAAAGACGAAGCTGTATGGAGGGAATCTGTAAGACGCAGAGTCGAAGGCCGCACCACATTACCTACTGATCTTGATGAGCCTGACATACCCAACTGTTCCCTGCCCTGAGTGCGGAAATTTCTCAAGCAAAGTTATTACTACCAGAAGGGATATAGAAATTAAAACTATACGAAGAAGATGTTGTCTTAACTGTGGTCACAGGTGGTACACGATTCAGTACCCCGAAGTATCTATAAGTAAAATACCTCCTAATGTTATAGACAAACCCTACAGAACTAAAAAATACGCTTCCACCAAGGACCTCTCTTCTGTATAACCTTGTTCTCTTTACATATAAGTATTGCTTGAAGTTCCGTTAATTTAGACAGACAGTTATTTATAAATACGTCCTGATGAGCATTCTGTTGTACTAAAAGTGCACATTCTTTTCTTAGTTCCTCAATGTCATTGCAGTTTTCTACCTCCCTAACTTTACATTCTGTTAGAAGCTGAACCTCTAGTTCTGGACCTTTTGTTAGGTCATCGAAGAACGGCTCCATATCACTAAAGAGCAGGAGTAACATCAGGCCACAAGTGAGACTTCACATAGTCAACAACTTTGTCATCTACTGTGTTGTCTGTTCTCTTAGCTAAAGCCTCTAAAATATCTATTATTAATTTTTTGACGGCGTTTGTACGAACAAATGCCAGGATGATCGGCTTAAGAATACGAATCATAGGAAAGTACTAGACCTACCCAAGACTAAACAAAAACGTTAACTTTGGCATGGTGATCCCCAACACCCAAGCAAAGCCCTCGTCTCTTCAGTTTCGGGGGTTTTGTTGTTTTAACAATTCCCAATGCTTGATTAATACTTCAAGCTCTTTTATTCGAGCTTGTGCATTAGCAATTTTCTCCTCTATTTGAGTCATTATGGTTGCCGAGCTTTCAAACTCGCTACAGCTCTATCCACATGATTCAAACGACAATATATATCTTTGACATCAGTATGCACAGATTCTATACGTTTTTCTACAGCTTCCATTGTGGTGGTTAAACGTACAAAGTCATCTCTACTTTGCCTGGAACGAAAACTAATAGAACCTACCGATACGAAACATGCCGTCAGCACCGCCCCACCTATTGCAGCTACGACTTCTACCACTTTTTGTAAATAAGCTTATTCTTATTATGCCTCCTATTTATTCATATGGATGAAAAACCGCCTTCAGATGTAAAGCCCAAAAAGAAAGGCCCTCTAGGAAAAATAAAAGAAGCCATTCTTCCAGATCAGGAGGAACAGGCTGTCATTATCTCTACAATGGTCAGAATTGTCGTTCTTGGGTGGAGTGGCGCAATATTAACTTTGAATTATGTTTCTATCCCTGGTATCCCACAACAGAAGATAGATCCAACCTTTATTGCCAGCGTGTTTACTGGGGTTTTAAGTTCATTCGGAATTGTTACAGCTTCTAAGAAAGGTGATGGAACATATAAAAATGATGGT